ATGCATACGCTGGAGATTATCATTAACACACTCAACCGCATCCTCTGGGACTATTTATTAATCGTCCTACTCTGTGGCATCGGTATTTATTACACCGTCCGCCTACGCTTCATTCAAGTCGTACGTTTCAGGGCGGGACTTACCATGCTGCTGCGGGGGGCTACGCTCTCGGGCGAGCGGGCGGGAAAAGAGGGAATGAGTTCGTTCCAGGCCGTTGCCACCGCCGTCGCCGGCCAGGTGGGCACCGGGAATCTGGCCGGTCTGGCCACGGCACTCATCGCCGGTGGGCCGGGCGCGGTACTCTGGATGTGGATCTCCTCATTCCTCGGCATGGCGACCATCTATGGTGAGGCGATCCTCGCGCAGAAATACCGCTCGACCGACCGCCATGGGCAAGCCGTAGGCGGTCCAGCCTACTACATCGAACTGGGCCTACAGCAAAAATGGTTGGCGATCCTCTTTGCCATTCTGCTCATCCTGGCGCTAGGCGTGGTCGGCAACATGGTGCAAGCCAACTCCATCGCCAATGCCTTTTCCCTCTCCTTCGGCGCGGCGCCCTGGCTCGTCGGATTGCTCGTCGCCGGGGCGGCAGGCCTGGTGGTGGTCGGCGGTCTGCACCGCATTGCGGCCTTCACCGAAAAGATGGTTCCGCTCATGGTATTGCTCTACCTCTGTGGCGCGCTCCTGGTACTCCTGCTCAACTACGCCTTCATTCTGGCCGCCTTTAAGCTGATCTTCGTCGCCGCCTTCAACCCCATGGTGGAAGTGAAAAACAAAAAATACTTTATAATCAACGCAATAAACTTATTTGTGTATATTTTTTGCACTAATTTTCTGTGTTGTTTCGTGTTTTCCGCTCACTATTAATCAATGGGTTACATACGATAGTGAATGCCTATTTAACATGGATAGCATCGAAAATTCTAGAAATAGTCCGCCTTTGAGGCGGTAGTTTTTCTTCTCGGTTACACAATCCGGGTAATCATCGATCTCCCCATATTTGGGGAGGTTGCCATAGAAGTATGACAAGCCACACCCAATTCAGCACTCAACTTCCCGGCAGATAGTCTTTTTTTGAGGACTGTTCGCCGGGAATTTTTTGTACAGCGTAGACAGTCCCACATCATAGATGATTGCCACCCTCTGTCGTGACTCACCAGCTGCGATAAGCCTCCCTGCCTGCGCCCACTGCTCTGGCGTCAACTTTGGCCGCCGGCCACCAACCCTTCCTTCTGCTCGCGCAGCTGCAAGCCCCGCCCTCGTTCGCTCGACAATCAGCTCGCGCTCCATCTCCGCCAGCGCTCCCATCACATGAAAAAAGAATCTGCCCATCGGGGTTGATGTATCGATGCTATCAGTGAGGCTGCGAAAGTTAATACCGCGCCCCCGCAGATCCTCCACCAGGATAACCAAGTGCCGCATGCTGCGCCCTAGCCTATCCAGCTTCCAGACAACCAGCGTATCTCCCTCTGTAAGCGTCCGTAGCAGACGCTTAAGCCCTGGCCGTTCTGCTTTTGTTCCGCTGATTTTATCCTCAAAAATTAGTTCACATCCTGCACACTCTAACGCATTCCGTTGCAATGCCGTATTTTGGTCATTTGTTGACACACGAATATAGCCTACAAGCACACACAGTCCTCGATACAAAAGCCATAATCATGCCATTGATGGCAATCATTGGCATTATCTCAAACGTTGGTTTACGAGAAACGATAAATCAAGCGGCGAACGCATGGTCAAAGAATGTAATAGGCAAAGTATTTAACGGGTTAACATTCGCTAGCTGCGATAAGTCTGGTATTTATAATATTGCTGTTGAAAATCCAAACACAGTTAGTGATTTCCCTAAAGTAAATGGGAAGCCAATTTATAGCTATGGCATGATGATAGTCTTGCCATATGGTGATGTTATTGAGCAGCTATATATAAGCCATCGTGGACATATAGCATCTCGCCAGACATGGGGTGGGAAAAACAATTATTTACCATGGTGTGTTCAATACAGCAACGCTAATGAACCAACGTATTTTAAATACGGATGCCCTCTGGTTGGAACTTGTGTCAGTTGGTGTAATGAGCGCATGCCACAAGAAATCTGGCCTGATATTGGAATGGAGTTTATCCCTTGGATGGGACAGGCTTTTGATCCAAATAAATATCCTCTAGCACATGCTCTCTGGCCTGACAATCGTCTCCCTGTTGATATGCGCGGGTATGGTATCAGAGCGTGGGATCACGGCAGGGGCATTGATTCAGGTCGAGGGTTGTTATCCTATCAGGAAGATGCGTTACAGAACTTCACTGGCACCATGCTATTTAGCGAAATGATCGGTGGTGTTCCATCAAGTGGAGTATTTAACGAGCAACGAACATGGACACGAAACACATATAGAAATGAGGGTAGAGGTTATAACTCGACCATTACATTTAATCCTGCTACTGTCGCCAGAACAGCGGCAGAAACACGAGGGAAAAACGTTGCCTGGAATATGATTGTGAGGGTGAAGTGATGGCTATTTTTGAGAATGGATTAGCAACGGAAACCACTACAGTAACGGTTTATGGATACTCCCCTGAAACCAGTGAGTTCACGGGACAATATGATGTCCGTGTTATTATCGGTACGGGTATTCCTGGATTTTCTACGCTCATAGCTCCTCCACAGAATAAAAAAGGCGTAGCCTATGTTTTTAACGGTTCGGAGTGGAGTGAAGTGACGGATTATCGAGGTAATACAGTGTATTCAACATCGACCGGCGAGCCAGTGACAGTAACAGAGCTGGGCGACCTCCGCCCTGGCTTCACGCTCACCTCTCCAGGAACACCGTATGATAAATGGGATGGTGAGAAATGGATAACGGATACCGCCGCGCAACATGCGGCGGCAGTAACTGAGGCTAACGCTAAAAAATCCGCATTACTGGATGAGGCGAACGCCGTCACGGCCGATTGGCGTACTGAGCTAGCGTTAGGGATTATCAGCGATAGTGATAAGGCCAAGCTCATTGCATGGATGGCCTACATCCATGACGTGAAAGCAACCGATACCAGTACAGCGCCAAACGTAGCCTTTCCCAAAAAACCAGAATGACAGCTCGCCCGCATTGATGCGGGCGTATTTTATTCTGGCATAGGCGGGAACGTTACAGGCAATTTAGCAGTATCTATTCGGTTGACGTTAACGCGGAACTTTTTCCAGGCTTTTAGCCTCGCTTCCTCTTCTGGCGTCGCTTCGCCAAGGTCAACGGCATCCTGTAATGGAGCAATAGCTTTTGTGGCTTCTGCCAGTAGGTTTTGCTTATTACGGTTAGCCTGAGATGTTAGTTCATCTGATGTATAGATGCGATGAGTGATATTCCCATCAACAAATTGCCAGTTGCCATTTACATCTACACCATCAGGTAATACATCCACCTCAACTACGCTACCACCGTCTGGACAAATAGCGCTAGCATCTTTGTCAATAGCGCAAATTACCCCATTCGAGAGATACTTTACTTTAAATGTATCTTGCTGGAATAGTGCTATTGACTGATACCAGTCACGTCCTAACTCATCTCGCCAAAAGATAGCATTGTATTGCTCTGCAATTTCTTTTTGCTCGTCAGTTTCCGGCAAGTATTGGATTAAATTTTTCAGATGTAACATTATAAGCCACCCACATTATACCATGTGCCATTAATAAATTTCTGGAGTGCTCGTCGATATATGGTGTCTGGCAAGTCATCTCTATTGTTATTTAAGACACCAGTAATAACATATGGTGGCTGATCTCCGTAACCAGGCCCGCGCCAGACTTGTACCTGCTCACGGGTTGATAACCGGATATCTTGCACGGTTTTCGTGGCAGGCATTAGCTCTATCCAACCGTTTTCAAATCCAGCACGATCACGCGCAGAACGGTAAGCAATACCACCATTGCGATAATTCACCCTAAACTGTACTGCCGGACAACTCCCCACCCCCATATTGAAATGAAGGATTAGGCATGACGCTCCTGGAATATTCGCCTGGTACACCCCACTAGGAGCATCCCATGCAACGCCTGTATCAGATGCAGCAGTATCGCCGGTTTTTCCTAATGCAAAAGCAGGTTGTGGGTTTTTGGTGTTATAGTCACGCCGCCATCCTGGCGCATAATTATCACCGTGATTAATGTAGGTGAATTGTGCATTAGGCATGCCGTTGTAACTCGTTGTCGTTGGTGTTGTGATGCGGATCGTCTTAGAACCACGATCACCCATAACCTCAATGACAGCACCCGCCAGGTGGATACGCCCGCATCCTGTATCGGAAATTGTTTTGCTGCTACCATACGACCAGTTTCCTTTACATATCCAATATGGGAAATTAAATGCCCCCTGTGATTCTAGCCACTGAATAAATTGTGCTGTAGTCCAATCACCATTAGCACCATCGATATAAAGAATGGGTATAGCCTTAGCCCCGCTAATCGCTTGTAAGAAGCGATCTTTATTGGGGATATCTGTACCATTTTGGTTTTTATCTAAGGCACCAATACCGCCAGGGGTTGGTTTGTATCTTTCGGTATAGATGCGGGCAAACTCGGGTGATGACTTGCCGACAGCGTTAAATCCGAACCAAAGATCTGCCGTGCCATAACCGCATAATAACCCAGCATAACCGCCTAACATGTCACGACGTCCTAAAACATGCCAATATCCCCCAGTAAATCCATTAGGTACGCCCGCGCTGTCTGGCTTACACATTTCAGATGCACCAATAGGCTTGGCCCAATCCGATAGAGTCACATACGATAAATAGGCCTGGCCGATATGGGTCGTCTTATCGGTAAATGAGTCTGTAGTTAGATTAGCTGCGATTGCGATATTCCCAGAGACTGTACCGCCACTCTTTTGTAGCGCTCCTGCGGCCTGAGCCACGGTTTCTCGCAAACCAAGGTATTCGAGAATCTGGGCGACGCTTTTACCACTGAGCGCTGTCAGGGTAGCGTTCAGTGGCTGTTTCCCTGATAGTTGCCGGATAATCTCATTGGCAAAATTCGGGTTGTTGTTCAGAGCGGCAGCGATCTCTTGTAGCGTATCCATTACGCCAGGGGCTGAGCCAATAAGTGCAGCAATTTTCCCTGCAACAAACTCAGCCGTAACCAATTCGCGTCCTTTAGCTGATGATGACGGTGTTGGCGCAGTTGGTGTACCAGAAAATATCGGGCTATTTGTTGACGCCTTGCTAGCAGCAAGATCGTAAGCGGCTTTCACAGCCTTCGGTGTTGCTGCCGTTGACTCGCTAGTGCTATTGGTAGAACTATTTAGCTGAACGATCCCCTTTACAGTTACGCTCGCGTCTTTAAGAGACAAACCCGCGGCGATTTGTTCTGCGCGACCTGCGGCTGATTCAGCTCGTGTCGCTGCTGATGTCGCAGCGTTTTTGTTCTGTGCTGACGTAGCTGCGTTCGCTGCGGATTCTTGAGCTTTCAATGAGGCAGTGGATGCACTTGATGATGCCTCAGACGCCTTCCGAACAGCATCATTCTTAGCTGATTGCGCTGATTTTTCAGCCACACTCGCCGCATCAGCAGAGGCCCTTGATGCATTTGCTGACTCCCTCGCAGCTGTAGCTGATCTCGACGATTCGGATGCGCTTGATGCAGCATTCGTTTCTGCGGCCTTAGCTGCCTCTTTAGATGATGAGGCGCTACTAGCTGATGATGCGGCTTCGGTAGCTTTGCTGGATGCCGTAGCTGCTGATGTAGCTGCGGCGTTTTTAGATGATGCCGCATTCCCCTCCGCCACCTTAGCCGCAGCTGCACTGTTTGCTGCCGCCTTTTCAGCGTTGCTAGCGGCTTGTTGGCTTGCTTTTGCCGCGCTGGCACTACTCAATGCCGCGCGCTCAGAGGCTGCCGCCGCTTTCTGGCTCGCTGATGCAGCCGCCGCGCTCCCTGACGCCGACGATTCAGAGTTATGGGCAGCCTGTTGGCTAACCTGCGCCGCTTTAGCACTATCGGCAGCAGAATTTTTATTCTTTTCGACCTCGCTCGCCTGCGCTGCCACTTTGGCCACCATGACCTCAAACTCTTTCATGACATCAGGGCGCAGATCACCATCCAGTGGCAGTCCCAAGAAATAGTTTAGCGTTCCACTCGGGGAGTCATGATATACCTGAATATCTCCGACATACTCAGGTTGATAACCAGAGACACCAAGAGTCACTCGATAATGACCTGGCTCAACATCCATATCATACAAACCCGCCTCACTGGGACTCTGTGACGCAACAGTGTAAGCAATGACTGTGGCGCTCGTCCGTAGCGCAGTGAGCTTAATTTTGCAGTTGATAATAGGTTTGCCCATCCCATCTTTCAGGATGCCTGTAATACGTGCCATACCTACTCCAGATATAAAAAAACCCGCTCATGGCAGGTGATCGTGAATGGGGGAAGTAATACGCTATTGCTGTTAGAACATAAAACCTGCACCTACGGTAAAACCGTGGCTACGATCCACCCCACCAACTCCTGTATAAGAGAAATCCAAAACATAACCGGCTGCATTCAGTTGAATGCCAGCAGCATAGGCCATAGATACGTGTGTTTTCTCCTGCGACGACATCTGCAAATCTGTTCCAAGCTCAGCGTTAGCCCCATCAGCCACCTGAAGATGCCAACTAAGACGATCAACACTAGCGCCCGCCAGTCCATACAAACTAATGTTGTCAGTGATGCGATACGATGGGCCAGCCATTACCCCCCATCGTTGTGAACGGCTTCGTCCATCGACAAGCACCGGAACACCCGGACCATAATCATGCCCGCGTCGGATCTGCATTCCCCGGCGTAATCCAGAGTAACTTAGCCGCCCCATCACACCCCAGCAATCTGTAAACTCATAGCGATAGGAAAGCGCGATGCCTTCGGCATCACGGTATGGCGTCGTGGACGCACCAAAGTGTTCAGATCCAATAAACTGATCTGTAATCTGCTTAAACCCAGCCAGATCTTGATAAACATGGCTATTCGATTGCTGCATATAACTTAGAGTAATTGTTGAATTCCCAGCATTTGCCTGTACTGCACTCACGAAAAATAACGTAGTCGCAGAAAATAAAACACATACACGCATACCCACCCCTATTATGAATGGCTCTTAAAAACATAATCCGGTAATAACGAGACTAGAAGGAAAAATAATCCTCCGCATCAATAACCATTATCGGTGCATCACCAACAAACCATGGTGATGGATGAGCAAAATCACTACCAACCCTCCCCACCCCCGCGCCAATTGAAAAACCATCACTACGTTGATATAGCGTTCTAACGCCATACTGGCCGATAGCTGTAGGCATATACATAGGGCGACGGACACCGGCTACTCCAGTCATGCTGTTTTGCGCCATCCCTTTTAAATTAACAAGAACTGGCCGCATTAACATGCGCCAACCTGAGTTATAGATCAGTACGCCATCTTTATATATTTCAAGACCATGGGTGTCTTTTTTTAATCCATGACTAGCATTAGATTCACCAAAAACAACAACTTTCGCTCTCACTGCTTTTGGCGATCCACTATTGACATCAACCGGATAAAAATTTATCTGGCTTTTTTCCTCATGCCCAGATATGCAAACATTGGGATCTGTTGTATAAAAAAACACTATTGAGTTATTACGATTAAGAGCTGGATTTATCCTCGACTGTGACCACCCATAATCAATAGTCAACTCACCGCGAAAAAGTTCTGTGCTAAATGATGTGCTCCCCGTCAAACGGAACAGAGAAGAACCATTAAGCAACTCAAGGCCATAGGAGGATTTTTGCTGTGTTTTAGCAGGCCACGCAATAACAGCATAAAACAGTGCGGGGATTCGATAATCGAAGGTGTTAGTTGTATCAATAAGCACTCGCCTTGCGCTATCAAGTCGAGAGAAATAGCGGTGAAAACCCCACGGACCTTTATACCATAACATATCATACGGGCCGATAGGTCCACTATTCCAGCAGTAATAATCATATCCCTCTGGAATAACGATACCCGTATTAAATGGTGCTTTTGCCAGATTCAAACCATCACGAGGGACTCGCGACACGCCCAATATTTTCGATACTGTAGTTTCACTATTTAACGTCAAAAAAGATCCATCTTCACGGAAAATCCTCAAGCCGTAGTCACTCATATAAGCGTTTTCCTTAAATCCCCCAGTTTTATAACAGGCCTGCCAGATTCATCATTAATCTGTATCAGATCACTATCCATCATCAAACCGATGCGATTTTTAGGATGAGATCGGACGGTGAGTTGTCCATCCGGTGTCACAATAAAACGATCATTAATATTTAGCGATTTCATAAATGCTTCATCAATGATCACTTGATTCCCTTGGGTAACAAAAGGGAACTTTTCATCACCATCGACAGAGCTCATCACTGCGAATCTGTTAGCCAAAATCAAGACTTGACCAACACCACCAGATGCCGCGGCCTGTATCCCAGCAATAACTTTCTTGCCATTCTTCGTGGTCTGAACCTGCATTGACCACATAGCATCAACATCGCCTTTCAGATTTGCCTGTGCCTTAGATACAACCTGAACGGCTGCGGTATTTTTGCCCACTAGGGCATTTACGTTATTAATCTGCTGAGATAGCGCCTTATCTCCACTTGAGACCGTTTGCTGTAACTGCTGAAGTTGTGATTTAGAATCACTAATACTGGTTTCCAGTATCTCAATTTTTTGATCAACTTTCGCATTGGTATTATTAAGCGCCTTATCAAACTCCTTTTTTACTAGACTATTATCAATGCCCTTTAAAAAATCACGGGTCATCTGTTCGGATGTTATCTGACCTTTCAGGATATCGAGAACGCCCTCAGCATCACTAGAAACTCTCCCTATCGCTTCTACAAAAACAGACTTCCCTACCGCATTTACACTACGGACATAAAAATAATAGTCTGTCGCTAGTTTATTTAGCCCATCCTTAACCCAATATGTGGCCATGCCAAGCCGCTGTGCATGAGATTCAACCGATGAAATATTCGTAATGCGAGTTTCAGAGAACCAAAACTCATACTGCACATCTGCATGATAATAGGTTTGATGCGGGATTAACGTTAACTGAAAATACCCAGGTGCCACCTCGATACTAACCGGTGCCTCCGGCGCACGGATGCTAAAATCAACAGATGTCGGTATACCCTGCTGTCCAAATCCATTGATCGCCCGTACTGTTAGCTGATAGTCACCTAATGGCAACGAGTGAAACGACCAACTGTTCTCTGTAGTCGTGATCGTCGTTACCAATCGGCGAGGCTCCTCGTTTGTCCCTGCTCCAGTTGTCAGCCGTAGCAGAAAACGAACCCCCTTCACCACGCGCGGTGTGTCCCAACGCGCTACAACCTGGTACAACGTATTATCTGGCTCAACATCAACAACCAGATGCTGCACCGCAGGCGGGATCACGCCGTTTATCGTTCCGCCTTGTGGCATAAAATGGGTGCCATTATCAACGATCGCCTCTTTCTCTGGGACATGTTGAACCGCCGTCACCTCATAAGTGCCAGCATCCCCTTCCTTGATCATGAGGCACCGGAATAACCGCTGACGCAACGTAGGTAATTGCAGCCCCCACACACCATGAAGCGAAAGCCCTTTCGGGAAGGAACGCAGGATCACCCTATCCGGGGCAACCTGTGACTCGATAGCCACACTAATTGGCTGTCCATCCATACCAATCACGCGTAGCCTTGCTTCTCCCTTGTTAGGAAGTGTTATCGCGCGATCAAGTTGTACTGTCCGGCTGTTCTCATTGATAGCCATGATCCGGCCACCGATACTCGCCCCGGCATAATTATTGTCACAGACCTCAATGATATCGCCTGGCGTATGGCGTAGCCCCTCTGCACCAATCACAAAATTGACGGTTTGAGTTTCCAATAGCTCAGTCTGGATCACCCATAGCCCCATGCGGTGCGCCTGTCCACGACTGGTACAACCGAACGCGTCCATCTTCAACAAACGGCGACCAAAGCGCGTGATAGCCCTCTGATCTTCAACCAGCTCAATTGACGGTTGCCAGCCGTTCTGCGGGTCAACATAGCGCACCTCAACCGCATTATGGCGATCTTTCAATGCGCTAAAACTGTACTGGAATCGCCCACCTACAACATTACTGTTAGTGTACGTCCAAACCTTATCGGATGGCCTATCCTGGACGAACGTCAGCGTCTGACCATTCCAAACAGGCATACAACGCATCAGAGAGCAGAAGTCGGCCAATACATCGAAAGCTTTGCGCTGAACTGCCAGATAGGCGTTACAAGCCATGCGCGGCTCTTTTCCACCAAACCCATCCGGCACTAACTGATCGCAATATTGCGCAATCGAATGAAGGGACCAGATATCAACATTCGATATACCTAGGCGTTTCCCTAGGCCATAACGGGGATGCGTCAGCAGATCCAGCAGACACCACGCCGGGTTGTTGGTATAAGCGGGTTTGAAAGTACCATCCCAAATTCCCTTATAAGTCCGTGCGATGGGGTCATAGTTAGAGGGGACGAGAACAATGCGTCCACGTACATGGTATTTTATGCCAACCTGCTGGCTACCGAACTGTTCGGAATCCACGCGAACACCGACGACGGCAGTATTGGGGTAGCTCTGTTTCAGATCGATAATCTCTGTAAAGCTCGCCCATAGCGTTTTATTCTGCAAGCGATCGCTGGTACTGTCCGGCGTCACTCGTACCATGCGAATACCAAATGGACGGGGCGGCAGGTTACCAATCACCACAGAGGCCAGATACTGTGTCATGGTCTTGCCCGTGATGATGATATTTTTCTCTGTTGTCCAAACGCCATCACGTTGAATTTGAATCATCATGATGACCTGCGCCTTATCGCGATCGCCTTGCTCGGAGACTGACACAAGCGATTGCACACCAAAAGTGAAACGCAACCGATCCACCACTTCAGAGGTGATAGTCCGGGTCAGGGGAGTATCGTGTTTAATCTCAGCGCCAACCGGAAACTCGGCCCCAGACTCTTCAAAGCCATCTAAAGGCGTCTGCTCGTTCTCACCAACGCGATAAACTACCGTAACCCCATGTACGTTAGTATTTCCATCAGCATCCGACACTGGCGTGTTATTAATCAGAACGCTTTGCAATCCATGAACTGGCCCTTCAATCGGCCCTTCACTCAACGCATCGATCGCACTCAAAAGTTGAGTAGACTTCAGATCATCCGGTGCCTCATAAGGGGTATGCTGTCCCCCACCGCCTTTCCCCATGCTATTTCCCCCAAAAATAATAAGGCCACCTTGAGGTGGCCTTAAACCTTAATCCCGTGCTCCAACCAACACCCTACGAACCAATACGAACCTCTAGAGCACCATCCCCTCCCATATCTCGCGTACACAGTTCTTGCGAAATACGGCGCGAACCGATTTGCATCTCACCGTACAGCACAGGAAGGGGATTCCCCTGCGCTGCCATATTTTCTAAGCTGGAAAAATAAGTGTTCTGCTTACCATTATTGGCCCCGCTAGACAGCGGTGTTTTAGGAACAGGTGTCAGCAACTGTACTACCCCACCAAATACCATACTCGCCCCAGCGGCATAGCTGGCTGATATTGCCGATGCCCCTAACCACCCTGCAGGGTTCCACCATGCCACAGCGATCAGCGCTGCCCCCAGGATTACCTGAAAAGCACCACCATGTTTCGCCCCCGCCGCACGCGGTACAATATGGACCACCGCCCCATCCGGCAACGCCTCATGTATTCGCTGCCCCATATCAGGCGCCGTCACATCACGCCCGGTAATGCGAACTTGGTAATACCCTCGCTGCAACTGACTCCTCATCTCTGGCAACTGAACACACAACGCTCGTATCCCCTCGGCGGCTGTCCTCACATGCAGTTTGAAACGCTGGCCAAATCGTTGGAGATCCCCGTAAAGGCAGATCCTAACCAGTCCCTGTGTCGCCAGATTGAGTGTGTGCGCCGTTTCCATGAATCGCTATACCTCTCTCGTTTACTTAACTGATCAGGGATATGGTGTAGAAGCGCTCCATCCCCACAATAAATTGCAGCATGATTGGCAACTGACGAGCCAAAACAGCACAGCACAATGTCACCTGGCTGAGCTGCATCAGCAGACACTTGCGAAAAACCATACTGAGGGAGATTATCTAGGTACAGATCCTGCCCATGACGCCACCAGTCATCTTCTCGCGGAAAATCCGGTAGGTTAATCCCAGCCAGATGGTAGGCATCTCGAAGCAGGGTATAGCAGTCCATTACGCCATACTCAAACTGGCGCCCCAACAAAAGCGGGACGCAGCGAAACCTATGAATTAGTCCATCACAAACCAACCACCAGGGTAACGCACTGGAACACTGTAAAACCCTATCCGCTGAGCTGAGATAGGGAGTCCCGCCTGGATGACTGTGTACTAGGGCGACGATCTCCCCCGCGGCCTGCGCGGCCAGAAAATCCTCGGGCGCCATACGAAAATACTGCGTTGGTTCAATGGATCGGTTTTCACACGGGAGATAACGCATACCGCGGTTTGTGTTGACTACATAGCCGCACGACTCAATAGGCGCACTCTGATACGCATGCGCCAATATTTTTTCATCGATCATCTGGCCTACCGTGATAGTTTGTTGATAGAGGCAAAAAACCCAGCGCGCGAAACATTGTGCCGCAACTCACATCCACGGCGGCAACGGCTGCATTTATCCCGCAAAGGGTCAGTTGTTGGCTGATCAAACTCATCTGCCACCGGCGGGCCAACATAACCGCACTCATCCGAGCGATACACCCACGCGCAAGTATCTGCCAACATAATCCGGCCAGGGAACAACGCCCCATCAGTTTCAACTGGCGAGGCCAACACAAACGTTGCCGTTTCATTGGTTAACTGGCTCAACTGCTCGACGATATAGTGCGCTACCGCTTCCTGTTCGGGATCAGCGTCTGGATTACCATGCGGGAAGTTCACAGCATCCAGGAAACGGGTATAAACCTGCCGTCGAATAACCTTTGCACCAACCAGGCTTTGCAGATCCTCGGCCATTCCAGTGACCAGGCCAAACAGGTTGGACAGCGCTAATGTTGGCCGGTTAGAGACTCCTTTCCCTTTCATCTCCACGCCCCCGCACTCCACCGGGTAGCATTGGTACTGACGGCCCTGCCACGTAATGGGCTCGCCCTTGGCGTTAACCTGATTACAAAAGAAATAGCATTCACCACCAATCGCTGTCAGGTCAAACTCCCACAGATCGATTTTCGCTGACAATGCAACCTGGGTGAGTTCATTACACGTCGCTTGTGGTATCTGTTGCATCATGCACCATCTCTTATATCAATAATCATTCCCCAGCCTGATCACTATATATCTATCAATAATAAAAAGGCTCCACGCGCATATAACGAGCGGAATCTAAGGCATTTAATTGACAAATAAATCCATGCTTACAATCAAAAAAAACAATAGAAAAGAAAATAAGATAATTATTATTAGCCTCATCACCCAATAACTATCTTCATCATCCGGTCCATCTTTCATCTATGCCTCACGCTATAACCTGCTCAAACGTTGCCGTAAACACAGCCTTAAGCATCCCTACTCGAGAACTCCACTTTCTGCACACCACTCGTGTAGTGCGATAATCATAGGGAGGTGTCCACAGAAATGCTGTGACGCCGCCATGACGTGCAAAAAAATCCTCCAACTCGCAAACATCCTGGCGATTAACACGGATCGTTATGTCATATACTTTCAGATTATTATTGATACCGACTGGAGCACGTTGTTCGTATCCATCCCCAAACTTCACTACGTGCACTTTCGGCTCTGCGCTAACTTGCATATCTGGTAATACCGGCCAATTAAATGTCTCCATCAGCCAAAGCCTCCACTCAGCCGCCCACCGTCTCGCCCCTGACGCTGCATATAGTCGTCACAGGTACGCTCCATCATTGACTTAAGCGCCCTCAAGACACCGGGGCCGATTTCCCCATTGCGGCCATCGTTATTGATAACAACATTCAATGTAGGTGAAAAAGATGCTCTCCGCCCCTCCATACCAATAGCAGTTACTGCTAGGCGACCACGACTATCCCGAGTCAATGGCATAATTGCCTCGGGGCCTGCTTCCCCCATTAACCCCGCACCGCGTGCGAATGCAAACAGCGTAGGCGTAGAGACGATCTTTCCGCTGTATGCGCTCAAGTTAGGTGACTCATACACCCCACCAAGCGCATTTGGGATCAGGTTACTGAGTAACCCACCGAGAACACCGGATGACGAGCCCCCTATCCCGCTAAATAATCCACTAACGGATTTTGATAAAGCCATTCGTGCCGCGATACGTGCCAAGTCGGACAGAATCGATGATGTGAGGCTGCGGAAGTTGGTTTTACCCGTCGTGACAAAATTAGCCAGAGAATCAGCAGCACGATTAAATGCCCCTGTTAAGGCGGCACCTGTTGCACCGGCAACATCATCCCCCATATTCTTGATGTTTTGCATTGAACGGCTAACCCCAACATGCCAATCAGCCCGCATCGCATCAACGCTCGCATAATACTCACGCAGCTTTTGCAGCCTCTGGTCGAGGCTATCCTGTAACATCTGCACATCTGCGTTATATTCGTCACTCCCCAGAGTCCCTTTCTGTTCCGCAGAGCGTTTCAACTCATCCTGCAATCGTGCATAGTGATCACGCAGCTCAGCCTCTTGACGCATTCGGCCTCTGGCAAGATCACCCATCCCCATGCTACGTAACTCAAGCTCGCGAGCCTGTTGTTCCCGCTCAGCCTCCTGGCCCAACTGCATAGATAGCTGCGCGCCCTTACGTTTCAGTTCGTTCAACGCTTTTTGATGTTCGAGCGCCTTTTCTTCCGCGATATTTTGTGACAACAGTTTTTCCAGGACCGCGGCATTAGCAACAACGCTTTGCTCTGTTTTGGTTAAACTACGCCCTTTCAGGTCGTTTAGGCGTTGGCGTAACGCAATCAAATCCTGCTCCGATTGCGTCAGTCTCTGTGCACCGGCGCGCTCTAAACGTAACGCTTCACGCGTTTTAGCCAGGCGCTGACTATAGCTATCTGCCAGGCTGTCCCCCTGAAGCCGAGTCGTACCTCCGTGAGATAAGGATTTTTCATAGCGCTCATTCTCTCGCTTTATCGCAAGCTCTTTTACCTCTTTTGAAGCATACGAATTTTTAATGCGAGCCAGATTACGCAGATGCTGCTCCTCAGCTGTCTCATACTGCCGCTTTAATTGCTGATCCGCATTAAACTGGCGCTTCTGGCGCTCTTGTTCATTGCGCTCTGCCTTTTCTCTCGCCGACTTGATAGCCTCCTGATAAGACTGTTCACTCAACTCCCCCAGCTGCTTTCGTAACTGTGATACCAGTTGCTGCTGTTTTTCTATCGCCCCTGTGTTGATACCAAATCCTGGTATTGTCCCTTGCTTCAGGTTAGATAAATTTTTTTCAGCCTCTTCAAGCTGCCTGCGGGTCTGCTCTACCCTATCGCGAATAGGGACATCCCGCCCAATACTCAACATGGCATCCCATGCCCCGGAGGCGGTCTCTTTAACTGCCCGCCATGCATTCTCCAGAGCCCCCAGGTTTTCCCGCAATCCGGCTGTTTGGGTATGAATAGCAGTTGCATAAGCATCCATAGCTACACGCGCGGCTTCCTGCTCACGCCCCTGTGAGGCCAGCGTCGTAATCTGTTCCAGCTGCGTTGCCGTCAGAAAATGCATCTGCTCATCCAGAGCTTTAATCGCTGTTACCGGGTCTTGCTGCAAACGCTTAAACTGCTCAATCGTGGCATCTATTGACGCCCCTGTAGCCTGCTCTAACCGCGCGGCCGCATTGGCAACCATAGATACCGACGAGCCAGTAAATGCTCCACTACTGACCGTCTGTGCTAACACGTCGGCCATTTTTCCCTGCGTGATCCCGTTGCCAGACAACGAGGAGGCTAGGGCCTGCAACTCGCTTCGCGTTTTCCCGGCATAATGGCCCGTCATCACCAAACCGCGATTGAATGCCTGTTCTTCCTGCTCAGCCTTGTAATAGGCATACGCGAGAGAACCAAGCCCACCCACTACCCCCATCACACCAAGCGCAACAGGAGAGATAACGGTGCGTAGCGCCAAAAACATATTGCGGATACCGCCAAACGAGTCCTTAACCTGGCCGCCTTGCTGTAACAGGATTAACAACGGATTCTGCCCACCGGCCAACTGTGTAACAATGTCCGTCATCTGAGCGGGTAACATCCCCACCGCGTTACGATATTGGCCCATGGAGATGTTCATTTTTTTTACCACCTGCTCTTGCCGCTGCATCGCTGCTGTAGCCTGACTAAATGCCGCAGCCTGTAGGCGCTCTTTGGCCTGAACATGTTCCAAATCACGGGAAAGGACTTGCATCGCGCGCGAGAACTCATCAATAGAGATCTTGCCATCACGAAATGCTTTCTCGACGCGCTTTTGCTTCCCCTCCAACGAATCAATCGCTCGCAGGGTAGGATCGATTGAGCGTAGGAGGCGCTGTGTCGCACGAATATGGCCCGCTGATATATTATCAGCGCCCTCCTCGACGGAGGCCGCCGCCGCGCGCATCTCCTCATTCACAAAATGAATATCTTCACGCGCCTTTTTCATCGAATCGCGAAATTTCGCGGTATTCGCCCCGATGATTATTTCAAGATCGGTTTCACTCGCCAACGCGTACCCCTCCGGCAATAAAAGTCGCAGCTGCCATGATTTGCTCGTCATCCATCTCTTCTGATTCTTCGCTCTCCTCTTCACCTTTAGCAAAAAGGCAAAAATCACGCAGAGTAATATTCTGTGCGCCTCCGGCCAGCAAATACTGATTCAGTTTTACAGATGCGAACTCGTAATCCAGTAAATCAGCAGAAAACAGGTGATGTGAAAAATAATCAGCCCATGCCCGGAACTCAGAGCAACTCATTTCTGACAACCAGCGCCGCCAGTCAGAGCGCCTGAACTCCCGCGCCATCCCCAGGACAAAGCGCATCTCCTGGTTTAAAACTTTCCCGCGTCCAGTTCCTCACTATCCACATCGCCCTGATTTTCAATAGACTCTGGAGATAACATGCCACTTAAATTCATAATCAGGCGAGCAGCGGCGACTAACGCTGATGATGACCACGCCCCCATCACCGCCTGCTGCATTTCCATCACAGCGTCCTGATCTGTGGCTTTTTCAATAGGAATCGTTGCCATTGCGACAATCAACGCATTAAGTTTGATATCCAACTTATTAGCCGCAGCGATATACGTCATTGGATCAGTGCCATCATCCCCCGTTACCTGATTGGCCGCAGCATATTCAAGGTATTCGATACGCTGCAATGCAGAAAGCTCTCGCACTTCAATAGTATTACCATCATGAGTAAACATTCCGCGCTTTAAAAACATCAGCTCACCCCATAAAAAAACCCGCCAATTGGCGGGTGTCATACTTAGTCATATTTAACGCATTAACTCAGCGTTAACGTTACTTTATCAGAAAAGCCCGCACCGCTAACGGTAATAGCGACTTCACCCGTATTGAGCGGCGTAATATCTGGAGCAGTAGAATCAGCGACTAACGCTTTTTCAGGATCAGCGGATGTCACATTAAGCGGCGGTAACGCAGCCCCCGTAGGAACCGGCGTTACAGTCAGGCTAATTCGCCCCTTGCTCACGGGAGATGTTGCGGTCCACTTTCCCTGACTGCCCGATAGCGATACCGGGGTACTATCATCATATTTCGCTGCTGAAATTTTGATACCAGTCAGCGCCGGGATCAGCTCTTCAGCCAAAATAGGTTTGCCTGACGGCTGAATCTCAATTGTGCGAGTAATCGTGTCCTTATTGGTAACCTGCTTCCCTAATTTTGAGATATGCCCGGTAAAAAAATCACACACATCATTCGGATATTTAATCCGAAATGTCAGATTCTTATTCATCATAAATGCAGCCATCAGCGCCTGCTGCCCAGGATCGCCAGGCATCCATGCCAGCGTTGCAGATAATGCTGATACTGATTTTTGCCCAGGTGTGCTTTGCTTCCACTCAGCATTCTCATCATCAAGGTAGAAATCATCCTCCGACTCGGTCTGTAGTTCACCAGGCTGTAGGGACTTAACTTTACCCAAACGCCTCCAATCATCTTCCGGCGATTTTGGGGTGCCAATCCCACGACCGATGTAATACCACAGCGTGGTTTTTGCGCCTTTAACTGGCTCACTTTTCAATGTTTCGGTCATTTACTACTTCCCCTCATATGTAATGTCATATAACACATCAACAACAGAGCAGGCTGCACTAGCGTCATTTCGTGGATATTCCATGCCGGAATAGTCAATTGAACAACACCGACGTGCTAGCGCACCACACTCATCAATTACCGGAATAACAATATTGCTAACCCAATCATCCAACTCAGAATCAGGCGTCCCCATCTGTTCCAATACGGTGATATGCAGCGTCGCACGCCACAGATCTTCATCCAAATACTCACCGCTTGGTTTAATATCAGAGATATGAACGGCAATAGCAGGCAACTCGGTATTTTCATCGATATACGCAGGCAACCCATCGAATACAACCACGCCTTTTTTGTTATTAACTGCCGGAATCAATGCATCGACAACAATCGAGCGGATTTTGGTGATTACACTCACTTTCGCATCTCCCGTTTCAGTTGTATGGATAGCTGCTTATTAACCTCTCTCTCCATATCACTCAAAATAGCGTTTTTTTCCTGTTCGAATGCCTGAGTTAATACACCAGCCATTTCATCACGAGTTGCATCGATCATCAGGCGCTTCTTCGCAGCAATCGCTGCTGCTGTCCTGTGCATGATTTGCCAATGTCGGTATTTGGGAATATATACAAGAAATGAGCCAGGATAAGATCGTCCTCCAGCTGTTAATATTGATCCGCGCCAGCCAGAGCGTCCACCTCCTCTTGGTCCGAGAATAAGTTGAGGAGCACCCCTGTTAATCACCGGCATCGCACTGCGATAAACGGTAATTTTCGAATAGGCTGATGACCCACCACGCGGCGTATACAACCGCATGCGCTTTCTCACCGTATCTACAGGTAAAACTTGCTTGCTGGCAACACGCACGGCAGCACGCTCAATTGCCATTTTCCCTACAATTTTTGATGCTCGGCGAATAGCTGTAGGAACAGCATTATCACTCAGCTCACGCAGCACAGCCTCAAGCCGCTCTTTTTCGATGTGAGCCATATGATCTCCTACACTTTACGAAAGGCCTGCCTACGATTATTTGTTGGTGGTTCTCCTACCCCTAGGTACACAACGCGGCTTCCCGCATCATCGGGCCCAATACGATCAACAAAATAGCGAGCGTCACCGATTAATACGGTATCAAATCGCTGCATCCACGGAATATCATCCGAGCTGACAAACAATGTCGGCGCAGTCCCCTCAATCCGTACTCCGGGGATGGCATAGCTCAAACTCTCAGCATCATCAAATACACCGCGAACTAGCCGAACCTGACCATCAGAGACGACTTTTATACTAACTCCCATTGCCTGACGGATCGTGGTATCAGCAAGCGCCATGACCTGATCGAACAGATTTTCCGTCATGGTGCCCCCTTCTATACCGGCTCAGCGATATGCGATGAAACCAGGCTATCCAGTACGCTCGATGCAACCATTACAACATCACCAGCCTGTGCAAACTCCAGCCGCTGATCGCCACTTTTATCCCAGGCGTCCATGTGCGCAGTTAGCAACATTCGTACTAAAACACGCTCATCACATAATGAAGATCCATGCTCAGCGGCATCCCCATCTCCATGGGAGATCATATCAACCGTATTATCATCACCTGATGCCACAGCGGCCTCCTCTTCCCACTCAGCTAACCGCTGGGCAATCTCGGCGCTAGAACCAGATACGTCGGCATCACGACCTAAAACATTCGCGAGATCTCGCAATCTGGCAACCATCTGAGGTTTTGTCATTTGCTCTTTAGCCATACGCCCCTCTCTTGATGTGAGAAAATGGCGAGCACACACAGCTCGCCAGTCTGTGGTTACTTCACTTGCACAACAACGAATGCATCAGGATCAGGGAGAACCATCAGCGGAGCAGATTGCGTCATCGTAAACTCACGAGCCGGATCGCCCTGGGTGATCCAGTGCTTGGGGTAGCGTACGGCAGAGGAAATCCCCTCAGCCAATGCTTGGGCATCCTGAATTGCACCATAGCAACGAATGCCTTCAGCCAGAGTATTCCCAAGAACCAACGTTCCTTCAGGGAGGTAGCGCTGCTCCGCGCCGTCTTTATCGATGTATGAGGTCTTGGCAACAATAATCGCCATATCGCCGTAATAGCCCTTAAAAGACACAACAGCACCCAGATCTTTCAATGCTGTTTCAAGCTCAGATTTAGAGCCACGACGGGTATCGAGCTTCTCTCGGAATAGCTTAAAACCGTTCAAAATGCGCCAGACCTTGCCGTCCATCACCGCAATGTTGATCGCACCAGAGGCAAAATCACAATATGCGTCGATATCGTGCGTCGGGTCGAACGTATCCACGGGCTTCTTAGACCATTCTTTGTCACTAGATTGAACAATGTTGTTACTGGCGGAACGGCCGAAATCAACCTCGACAGTTTCAAACTGATCACCTGCCATAGTGTATTTACCGTTCAGTACCGCTGAAACCGCCTGTAACTCTTCAACTTGACAGATGGCCTGCTCTTCCAACTTCAGGTTATCAGTTAAAATACGCAGGCGACGATATGCCGGATTATTGAGCTTGGCAGGATCTTCACCAGGCAACCGTTCAACGACCTGGCGATAGTTAACCTCATGTTTGGGTTTAACATAGCCGGGACGCAATACCCGCGTTTCCCCCCCTTTGCTACGCAATACACGCCCCTCAATAACCGGGGATACGTACGCGGCAATACGCGCTTTCCCGGTAATTTTATCGAGCATCACCTCTTCAGTATCAAAGGTGACCGTACGAGGGAAGAACAGCGACAAGAACAGCGGATTAAACTTTACTTTTTGCTCGGTATATCCCAGCAATTGACGGGTTGTAAACAGCCCCATAAATTCGTACCTCTCTGAAATAAAAACGGGCCGCTAAAGCGACCCGATGAATAGAAGATAGACCGTGATCAGATGTGACTCAGTGCCGAACCGACAAAGGCGTTCGCTTTTTTTACCGCATCAACAGAGCTAGGCCAAACCAATGCATCTGTCGCAAACGTACCACTCTTGTAATACGTCAGTGTCTGTTCAGACCCAGCCAGCGCAATAGCCAGCACACCAACCGCAGTGCCAGCATTTTGCCCATCCCATTTCACCAATTTTCCAGTGGATGAATCCAGCATCAACGGCGTCATCGCTGGCACCGCCTCACTGATTCCGCTTTGCCCAACGGCAGTATGTGCAGGATCATCACCTGCAAAAATAAATGCATCACCACGCTGCTCGACTTGAGTTTTTGCCGTCATTACAGACCTCTCTTCTTCATTATTCGATGCGATTAAGGCATGCTATAAAGCATTGCCGTATCACCATCATCTGACCCATTATTGCCAGTGCCGGAAGAAACCGCTGGCTGGCTATGAGTAGCCATAAACTGATCGAATACCGCATCCTGGTTAAGTGCTGACAAGGGTGCCGCCGCCAAAAATTTTTGCGCCTTATCAACCGTCATTCCGGGCTCATCGGCTAACATTGCGGCCAGTTTTTCGCGCCCTTTTGCTTCATTGCATGACAGAATGGCGGCACGGGTATCAGAACTGGTTGTCACTGGCGCAGCAGCCAGTAAACCTCGTGCCTGTTCAACGGTCATCCCAGGTATCGCCGCAAGCGCTTCGGCCAAACTCTCGCGTCCTTTAGCCTCATCACAGGCCATGATCTGATCACCAACACTTTTAGATGAACCACATCCTGCCTGCGACGGGGCTGCCGCCAAAATTTCCTGAGCCTGCTCCACCGTCATCCCTGGTTGCATCGCTAAGGTTTGCGCCAGCTGCTCACGCCCTTTAGCCGCCTCGCAACGTAAAATCCCCATTACCCGCTGGTTTTCCTGTGCAGCCGCTTCTGCCGCAGTTAAATTTTCAACGCTCATGGCGCCTCCTCTTTTTTTCAATTCTGCCGCCATAACATCAAGTGCATCTGCGGCGTTTACCATCCCATCAGCCAGCCCAACATCAATACTGGCCTGGCCGCTATACGTCGCCGCCTCAGTTGCCATGACGTCATCAACCGATAGACCTGTAAACATTGCTACCTTTTCAGCAAACAACCGCCTAGCAGCATCAATCCGCTGTTGAAAATCAGCGCGTACAGAGTCAGGCAGCGCTTGCGTACTATTCCCATCGACTTTATGCGCACCGGAGTAGATCAACGTAATGTCTACCCCCTGTTGAGCGAGCTGTTTCTCATAACTGGTATGCGCCATCAGTACACCGATAGAGCCGATTGTTGATGTCTGTGTTACCAGACGTTTGGCACACGCCGATGCGATCAACATAGCCGCAGAGCAAGCCATATCATTGCACAACGCCCAAATGGGCTTTTGGGCACCCAGCCGTGCAATCATGTCAGCACAATCAAATGCGCCTGCCGCCTGTCCACCGGGGCTATCAATATCGAGGAGAATGCCTCGAACCGCTGTATCGGAAATCGCCTGCTGTAAACGTGCGGTAATCCCGTCATATCCAGTCATGCCAGAAAACGGGCGCATCGCTCCCAATTTATGAACCAGTGTTCCAGTTACGGGTAAAACAGCGATACCGTTTCTAACCTGATAAACACGAGCAGGTCGTTTCCCCTCTTCCATAAAATTGTCTAGCGCCAACTGCATGCCAGACGCATCTAGGGTTAGAGATTGCTGCGGTATAGATAGCGTACCGGCCCCGAGCTCTTTACCTAGCGCACAAAAGAAAACCCGCGCATAGGCGGGCTCTAGCAATAGAGGCTCATTAAATGCCATCGCGGCGATGTGCGATAAATTACGTTGCACGTTGCCCCTCCTCGGTTGATTGTTTAATCTGCTGTTGAAAGGTGTCGCTTACCCATGTCGGCTTTGGTAAACCTGCCGCCGCACGTTCCTGACTTTCACGCACTTGCTGACGGAAAATTTCCTGATAGTCCTCACCCATGAGTGATAGCTCTTTCTCATACGTGCTCAAGCCAGCCTCAATACGCATCACTGACTCCTGCACCTCTTTCAGACCATCAATTGCCATGCGACCAGCGCCGATCCAATCAGCACGGCACCAACTGGCGCGGGCTTCCCAAAATGAAAAGCGCGCCTTTGGCGGCCTAACAACACCTCTGATCAACGCTTCCTCTAACCAGCACGCAAACATCTGCGATGCGAGACGCCCTGCAATAAATTTTCGTTTACCCATAAAATGGCGCCATGACTCATTCGCTGATGCGCGAGCACTGGAATAACTCACTTCGGAATAATCACGCGATAGCTGCTCATAAGAGACACCTAACCCAGCGGCAATATAGCGAAGCAATGACTTTTCCAAAGCCGAGAATCCATTATCAGAGTCTTTCGCTGTCTGTAGATTTAGTGCATCGCCGGGGAATAAGTGAGGAATCCTGACACCACCAAGCTTTATTTTATTCGATTGATAGTATCTAGCATACGCTGATAACGCACAAACCAATGGGTTATTTTTGTTACTGCTGGTAGATTCATTACCGACGCCAGCGATATATTCAAACGCTTTATCTGAATCTAGCTCTGATTCGATTGTCGCCGCATACATCGCCTTTACAATCGCTGACTGCAACTGAGTTGCCTGGAGCGTATCCAGCATTTTGAGGCGTTCCATAACAGAATAGAACTGATTTGCCCCGCGCGTCTGTCCATCCTCTACTGGCTGAAATACATGGATCATCCCAGGACGACCAGATGGTAACATTGCAACGATACGCACCCAATTAGTTGACCCAAATGATAAATAATCATCATCAGAAACATGGTACGCAAGCGCCTTACCATGTTTATCAACTTCAACGCCGGCACGTAAATAACGACTACCTAACGTATTCCAAGGGTTACTAACCCGCTTCGGACTAATAGCCTTAAAGCGAGTGCGAAATAGCGATGTAGATTCAGCGTCCCATGCTGGTTGAACGAATATTTCACCATTGAACGCATGTACCCCAACGCCCTCACGAATAAATTCAGTAAATGATCGCTTCCCCTCTACATCCATCGTGCCAAATGTTGGATCGCAATATTCTTGCCAAGCTGCCTCAACGTCATCAACGAAAGAATAAGCGTCATCCTCTTTCATCCCCAAATAACGCCAATTAATACGATAACTAAGGCGAAAAAGGTTTCCAACAATATGATCTTTATGTAGTTCAACAGCATTTGCCGCCAATCCGTTATTTCTAACAAGATCATCAGCACGCGCGTTCCCTAAACGCAGAGTTGGTAACAAAGCGGCATCGGCACCTTCTTGATGAGGAACCCAATCAGCCATTTGCCCACCAAACCCAATGCCTCCACCAGAATATCCTAGACTCTGGCGTAGCGGCTGACCGCTAACATCAACTAATTCTGGCACAGGCATCACAACATCACTCCAACAGGACTACGCCGACGTATGGACACACCTAATGAAACTTCTATCTCATCAATATAGCGGCGCAACTCTTGAATATTAGCTTGTGAAAACTGCACTTGCCTTCCACCCTTGCTAATAGAAACGACACGGCGTCCTGTCAGTAATTCATGTAGCGCCTGGCAAGCTTCTGTTAGCATCTCATGCGTATAAACCATGATTAATCTCCTCCACTCAATGCCGCTGCTATTGCCTCTAAGGAAAGCTGCTGTTCATTATGCTCATTACGCCGTGCCTCAGCTAACAGATCTAGATCTAATTGCCACCGCTGAATTGAAATCCTCAGAGCGGCATAGGCATAAACTAAGCAGTCCAGCGCTTCATTTCTGCGCCCTTTCGCATCCCATAGCAGCTTAATTTTCCCGTTAACCAATTTCTCTACGAGCTCTTCTGCAACCAACTGCTTTGCTTCAATTTCCGTGAAAATATCAGGATCATCGGGAAATCGCAGTACATAAGGGGTTGCCTCAGATAATGAGGCTGCAGGTAAGGCCATACGCGCATATAGCAGCTCTTTAACTGTATCGCTACCGACTTCGCAGAGATAAGCGCCGCTAGCATTACGTTTCTTAGGCATCGTAATCACAGGTTTCCCATAGACTGACGCACCTTTAATCGGTAATACTCGGAAAACACCATGCTTGCGAGAACGTGCAAATACCAGCTCTTGATCAATACCCCCAGTATCCCAACAAACACGGGAGATCCCCATGTCACTACCATCTGAGCAGTGGTAACGCCGATTAATCACATCATCAACACGTAAGAGAGTATCCTCATCATCAGGCCTGCCCATTACGATGGCCTTATCAATCAAGAATGCCTCCTCACCAGGAGCCCATCCCCAAACATAGACCTCATAACGATCGCGCTGCGAATCAATGCCAGCCGTGATATACACCACTCGCTCGGGGACTTTCACACCATAATGAACCACCTTGTCCATAAGCAGCTCATAGTCCAACTTCTCGGCTACAGAATCTTCATAGGGTTCACCTAACGTAGTATTAATAAAGGTCTTTAACCCATTGGGGTCTTTCAATGCGTCAAAGTAGTCATAAATAATTTGTGTCCACGTAGTAAATGGGCTATATGCAGTCCAAATATGGAAAGTAACAGATCGTGGTGGGGGGACTTCAGAGTTATCAGTGCCAAACCATTGCAGCCCGTCGCAAGTCCAGATACCTGTGTTATCACAAATCCATCTGCCATTACGCTGATCAAGTTCTGATTGCCTTATAACACATCCATTATGCTCACACAGGTAATAAACCGTTTCCGGTTTACCATTATCCCATTTTAGACCAAATGGTGTATTATCATCACCAAACTTCAGGTATTGCTCACTGCCACAATGTGGACACTTAACATAAAAACGCATAAAGTGCGCTGACTCATTAGCCGCCTTTTCAATCTGACATGAGCCTTTTATTTTCGGAGTAGACCCGCGTATTGACTTCGGCCAAACAGACCCCTCAATACGTTTATCGCCTAATAACGTTGGAGATCCTTCCTTTTCAACATCCGGCTCAAATGATGACAGCTCATCATAAGCAACGATATCAACTGATTTTTCACGATAATTTTTCGCCGCCGAGCCACCAAGACACCAGAAACCTACCCCACTAGAAAAACGCTTGAGGGTTAGCGTATTATCACGGTGCTTTTTCCCAAACCATGGAGAAAGCGCCTTCAGGCACGGCACTCTCCTTATCGTCGACTCCATATGCGACTTCATAAAATCTTCTGCGGCTGAGTCCGTTGGCTGAAATAGTAGGGTGTTTCTAGCTTTATGCTCAATAAAATATCCAACCACCCCCAACAGCATTTTTGTATAACCAACGCGTGCAGATTTAATAAGATTAACTGTTCTAATATAATCGCTACCCATGGAGTTCATGATGGCTATCTGAAATGGTAGCGTAACCCACTCACCGGAAGCATATGATGACTCTCGAGGAAGATAATAATAATTGTCTGCCCATTCAACCGCTGTCATAGGTATGGGACGGTTAAGAGGACTCAACCCTTTACTAATGGCAACAATCATATTATTTATCTGCTTGCTTGATATATTCATCGAGTAACTCCGGCAGTTTCTCCCCTAATCTTGCACACTGATTAGCACCTTTGGCTATGATCCCTTTTAGCTCCTTGATTTTAGCAGGACTCATATCTGGAAACTTTCGCTGCATGGATAGAGGAATGGAGTCAAGCACTGATGATAGATCCATGGCCAAACGGCTCAATGCAAAAGAGCAAAATCCAACATCAATCAACTCCCCCTCCATGACTTTATTTTTTAGCCGCTGTGCCACTGCCTGCTCTTCAGTCAATTCAATTCGTGCCAACAACAACCGCAACTCAGCATCATCATCTTCCTCTGTAATCTGCCCCTTTTCCTGCTGTCGTTTGCGCTCTGCCTGAAGAACGGACTTAACATCGTAGAACACCTCACGACCACGCCGCTCGACAGGTTCAACCCCCCAACGATCAAATGCCTGTGTAGAGATGCCGATCGACGCAGCCATGTCCTGCTTGTTTAATAACACGGCCATTTATACCCCACGCCAACCGAGACAAAACGAAAACATTATTATTTTTCAATGCGTTACAAAACACAACAACCTGACATTTTCACATAACAATTTGTTTTATATGCATTTTTTCAGAACACAACAACGAAAAAACGGCCTCAGGTTGTTATATTTTTCTGCGATTTATGTTTGTTTTCAGGCAGATAGGAGCAACAACAACACAACAACATACCCCCTGAAAAAATCTCATAAATAGACATTCATCGCGCGTCGTGTGACCCGCTCCGCTCCAAGCTCCAGAAAGTACCTTCGAAAATAAACGCTGGATTCTTCCGCCATCGCTCCAGCTGGCGACCATGCGAGGATCACCCCGGCGTTACCTGTTTTTGACTGACCTCACCCACTCGCATGAAGGATGGCATGGTCTCGGTTAAGGTGAGGAAACGGCGACAGGCGACGCCAGTGGATTACAGTTGCGGGCGATTCTTCAGTTGATTAATCTGCTCACGGAGAGCTATGTTCATACGCCCTGCATTGGTCTTCGGGCAGTACTGTGTGCAGTGGGACCGCGAGCCACAGTAGCCACAGCGGCGTGCTCGCGTGAGTTGAAACGGTGACGGCTTCATGTATTCCCCCCATGAAAAAGGCCGCTATAAGCGGCCCATGACACGACAAAGCCATCAGCGATAGTGGTCGCTAATGGCTTATATATACAAATAATTAATTTAATGTGACGTAAAAATCACCCAGCAGTATTATTGTAAATCGAATTTCTTTTTCATATAAGATTTTAAAAGATCTATACCAACATCCTTAATAACAGAAAGCGGTTCATTTCCTATCTCTTTTAATCTTGCAAAAACATCTTTACTTTCAAGCGCAGTAGCAAAATCTTGTCCTTCAGCAGTTAGCCTTATATCGACATCTAAAGAACCAACCCCACCTAAATGATATATATAACCTAGCCGTTTAGGGTCGCGAGTTATCATTTGATTATTACTAATCAATCCCTGCTCAATCAATTGCATATAGTGGAACATTCCCTTTTCAGAAATAATATCAAAACCAGCCTCTTTAAGCTTATTTGTGGTTATGAATGTACTTTCTGAGTCTAGAAAAACAGTAAGCATTCCTTTCAAATAGTCAAGGTCTGTACGCATGCAATCCCTCTCTCTGTAACCGTTCACTATCTGAGGAATAATATAATCTAGCTTAGCTGTGCCATCAAGGCTGGGTGTATTATAACAGGCACTCATGAATGCCTCACTTCAATACCGTGCGCTGGCGTTCTATTTGCCGGATGCTGTACTTATCACCATTGCACTGCCCTAGGGCAGATAACAGGCGCATATTGAGATCCAAGCTGCCCCCCCAGGTAAGCGGCTCAGGCACTTCCGGTACTGGCGTGTCGGCGGTTAACTCAGTGTTCAGTGGTACTGCTGGCGCCGGAACGTACACTGTCCGCGTACTGACGCAGCCGCTGAGCACCGACAGTAGGCACAAGCCGACTAGTGCAAGCATCGCCCGCAATAGCCACCGCGATATCTCGCGCGGCTCTCTGTGACTCCAGTGCGATCTGGTGCTTTGCATTTCGATTAGCCTCCACCGCCTGATTCATGACGTTGAGCGTCAACATCACGTTATCTGTAATCGCCTGGGCTTCCCCGGCATCACGCTGCGACCATTTAGCCTGCCACGCTCGATCAGCCTCATCCTTTCCATCTGCATGGCCAGCGGCGTACCGCCAGGACGACAGCCCCCAATACGACAAAGCCACCAACGCGATTAGCGCCAGTGGCTTCCATAACCGTTCACCAAGCATGTGACTACCTCACAGACCCCTTGAATACCTCGCCGTCATCTCTTCTTCGCTTGGCATGCGCAACATCCCGCATCCATCGCGCAGATCCATATCTACCAACATATCGGCAAACTGACACATCAAGGCATTCATGTAGCGAATACCAAGGCGGTTAAGCATAGGCGGCCGCCCTCCAACAAAAACTACCCGGTTATCGGGTAGTTCATACAGCGGCCGTAGTAAACGAATGCAAAACCTTACGCACCATGCTGACGGGTGACGCTCCTTGATATACCCATCCAGCAACCCGGTTAAAAAGTTACGGTCAACTTCAATGTCCCCAGACTCATGCCGGTAGACTGGACGCCGGTGTATTGATACTAGGTGGAGCAAGTAGGCCTCAGCTACACGCCAGGCAAAGAACTCGTCAGGAGATTGGCTATTCATGGCTCAGCCCCGGCAAACACATCTGCACTTCATCCACGATCCTTTCTCTGGCCGTGTGTAATAATCGCTTACGACCACCCACCCCCCATTTCGCCATCTTACTAGCGCACTGACTGATGTCCTTTGTTTCAGTCTTGATGACGAGATCGAGTTCATTCAAGCGGGCCATTGCATTGAATCTGGATCTAATCGCCATTTGAAAGGTTTCATACACACTGATTTCAAACAGCGGACTCAACCATGCCGCATAGCGAATAGCGACAAGTTCAAGTCCCCAAGAGCCTTGCTTAAGCCCGCCCTTGATAGTGATGACCGATGCGATTTTCTTCGCATCGCTCAAGGCCTGAACAAATCGGCGTATTTGCTTGGTTTTAAGAAACTCACCAGGGCGCTGTGACTCAGTAGCATTCCCATTTGCCACAGCCGCCGCATGGAGATCGTTCAGGCTATAACGCCCCGCTTCATCAACGCGAACGGACACACCGTTTACCAACACGGTTGGATATTTCATTGTGCGTACCCCTATAGAAACGAACCTTGTTGCCCAGAAACGCCGCCCACAGAGAGGTCGCCACCTATAACGGCGGTTCTCCAAGGATCGTTTCTAGAAGGCTCTGTGTGATTGTTTGCGCCGGGCATGGCGCAGATACGACAAAACCCCGGCATAAACCGAGGCTTTTAGATGTGTAATACAGGTTTATAGAGTTTTGTATTGCACCTCAACATAGTGCAATACAAAAAGCCCAGCATATAGCTGGAGATTAATATCTGTTACTTTCTAAATTATTTTAACAGAAATGAAGTCATCAGTTCCTACGTGATGCGATCCATATTTTACTAAATACTTATCACCTTGCTTTGCTGCATGAATCTCTGCCTCACCTTTCGAACTATACACACCAGAAAGATGCCATGGCACAGGGCAAAGGACAGCCCAACCTAAAACCCATCCAACATTATCAGGATCTCGCTCAAGACCTGGCTCAACAAACATAAGATAATCTCCTTCAGGCACCTGAAATCATCTTATGACAATGCAGCACTCACTTCTAGCTCGCGAAGATCTGGACGGTTATGCACGACCTTAAACTCACCATCAACATCACCCACGGTATAGCTTCGAGAATACGAGGATGATGACTTCCCAAGAATGGAATCAGATACCAACACATTATCACCACAATAAACCGTAAAACCCACAACCTCCTCCTCTGCAGTATCACGTTCATGCCTAGCAAGTCCGTTGATAGTAATGACGAGTTCTTTCATACAGTCCTCCAATCGAAATAAAAAAGAATTTACTGCATCATTAGAATTTTCTTTTGTCGACTCGCCAGAGTGATCCGCACTTTTTAGATGATAATGCTACAAAACAATGATGCCAGCGAATATCAACCAGCCTCTCCGTCATGACCACTGGCCGCTACAACCGCCGCCATCAGAAAACATAGCGCCGATATGTCGTGTCTACTCATGATCAAGCCCCCAACACGCCAGCGCGGCTTCCTCATCCCGGCGCGTTACTTGCCCAAAGCAGTTGTTTGACCGAATGCGGCAATCACGACCACGATCATAAATCCATCGCCTAATCTCCCGACACGCCCCACGACGATCGCCAGCATTCAGCTTGCGGTAAAACGTAGACGTAAAACACTTTCCGGGACCAATGTTGTAGGGACAAAATGAGGCGATACCGACCTTCTGTGGCTCAGTCAGTGGAACATGCACATTACGTGCAACCCACGCCAGCGCCTTATCGCGTTCTATAGCATTGTATTTCTGGCACTGCTGCTCCGTTAATCGCATCCCCTTAGCAACTGGTCTGCCATCAACGCGAGTCACTCCCCGGCATATTGACCAAATGCCGCTGCCGTCACGGTAGGCTACCAGGCGATTTCCCTCTTTTTCAGTCAAAAACTGATCCATCAGCTGAGGAGCCGACGCACCACCAGCTATCAGCGTCAGCATAGCCGCGCTAAGCGCTGCGGCCTTCGCTCTACTCGCCATCCAAATCAGTCCTCCCACATGTGATCGACGTCTTCCGGTGTCACTAGCTCATCCGCGCGGCTACGTCGGTAGTCAATCCACTGCCTCAGCAACCGCTCTCGGCGACAACGGAAAATAAATCCCGTGATGTAACCCAACACCGAGAAAAAGATCCCAATGATGATGCCAATTACCATCCACTCAGATGGCGAGAAGAAATTGATAACAGATGACAAAAAAGACATGGTCCCACCCGCCAATAGGGTGTTATCTGCCGTACGTAGATACATGCGCATGATCTCCACCTCTACCTACGAGGCAGGGGCAATAAAAAAGCCGCAAACGCGGCTATTGGTTGTTCACTAAACGTAAAACCAGTATCGACAACTCATCGCTTCCTCTCTCAAAAGCTCATCTATACTCAACTACAGATAAGTCTTTGAGGCAGCAGATGTAAGCCATCACTTATGCTCTAGGAGGAGACATGGATTACGAAACAAAAACAGAGCTAGAACACATAAAAGTAACAATGGCGGTCAGAGAGCAAGCTGTGAGCCTAATACTTCATAGCCTCTTGCAAACGTTAGAGCGTATTGATCCGTCAGGGGGGCTTGCAAGAGGGCTAAAAAACGACATTAATAGCTCACTATCGAGGCTCCATCATAACAATGACTTAGTAGCTTTCATCAACAGGTTAATGGACTACCCCGAGGGAAAATCATTAAGTGATCTAAGTCATCAACCAAGAAAATTTCTTGATTAAACAGAATATTATAAATAACCATAGATCACGTAGCCGGAAAACACTGAGCAATGATTGATTGCTCGTCAGATAGAGATAGCAGCGCCACGCGTGGCCACTCATGAAAAAGTAAGATGTGATTAATGGCTGGCTATTGCGTGGCGCTGATAGCACTTATCTCAGAACGTCGATCTCATCGCCCGTCAGCTGTATGACGGGCAGAAACGGAAAAGCCCCGCAAAAGGCGAGGCATACTTGGATAACTGCAGCGACTACTCAAAACCAGAAAAAAATAGCTGGTTTTATCCAAACAATTAGCGCGTCTTTTTTCCTTATCGTAATCAGCCAATGTGGAAATAACCAATAAAAAAATTACGTTGGAAATAATGAATATGCTATCTATACATCAATGGCTCGTTATGTAACATAAGCCATGACACCTTTAATAAAAATAATGATGTACATATTTAAAAAGAGATGTCTTTAATAAAGACCACACATTAAAAATGTGATGCATATCATGTTAAATATATTTCTAAAATAAAAATACTGAGGCACAAACCAAATAAATAATCATATCCATAATGCGGTAAGTGCCACAGCAAAATAACACAAAGGAAACCACCAGGGATTTTACAACACGTTTCACTACAATTAATAATTAGCACGTAAGTATCAATAGATCAAATACCTCGTACCAAATTGAGGCCTTGGCCGAGTTTATATAAAAAAACCCGCTCATAGGCGGGTTTAATCAATGTTATAACGTCTTTGGGTGTAATATCCCATCGTTAGAGCCATGATTCCACAAAAATCGTCAAAATGCAATATCGTGCTGCTAACTTTTGTGAAATAGTCGACAGTTTGCTATCTGGTTATTTTTTTCAATTGCTGATCAGCGATACTCTCCTGACGCTCACACTCAACGATCATCGACTCATACAGCGGCTTATACGAATAACGCCACGACTTCTCCGGCAACTCTTTTACAAAATGCCTAATGGCCTGATACGCCCTTGATGCTGGGATGCGCTTGTACCCTCGCCCACCGCAACGCTTGCAGGTGCATTTTACAGGCACTCCCTGGCGTTCCGTCTCCTCTCTATCTATGACAACTCGACGCCCTCGGCAATCATTACACACGGCAGAAACAACCCCCTTCCCCCCACACTTGCGGCATACATGGCCCACACGCTCAGTGGCAACCTTCGCGGGTGTGGTTCCACAACCAGGGTGTTTAACAACATCTTCCAGCTGGTAAATCATGCCTAGGCCATTACAACAATCACATAGCTCTTGGCCCGCAGCAGAACGGCAATAATCGCGATAGGCAAATGACGCCAAGGTTTCAATCACTTTAGCCTGTACAGCCGGGGATAATTTACGAATAGCCATAATCTTCCCGCACTGCTTCAAACCAAACTGTGTCAACAGTTGCACAGTGCGATCACGATCAGCCACACTAACACCGATCTTTCCCATGAATGCAGAGAAACCAAACTCCGCACTGCTCTGACACATCCCCATAGCGGCCATAACATCGGTCCCCGTAAGCCCATCAGTAGCCGTCGCTCTAGGCGCATCACTCAGGCTTGGGGTCTTAGGCGCAAAAAATTTCACAGCGTTTTCTAAATTCATGTTCAGCGCTCTCCACACATTACGCTTTCACGATGGCGCCAATACCTAGCGCCCTATTGAGGAATTGCAATAGCAGCTCTATCTGGCTGCCGTGCCGCCGCTCCCAGGCGCTTACGTCCCGGTGCAGCTCGTCGTGACACCGCCGGCATAGCGGGATCACAAACAGGTCATGGGCCTTGGTTCCGACACCACCCAACCCTAGACCTGAATTGATGATGTGATGTGGGTCATCGGCAGGGTTTCCGCACCCGCAACACGGCTGGGTCTTCACCCAGCGTGTGTACTTCTCACTCTCCCAGCGCTGGAGCTTGGGGCGCAGCATAAAGCCTGCCGCTGGCGCCTCATCTGCCACCAGCTTGATTACCGGCTTCATTCTCTCCTGGGGGATGGCAGCCTCTGCGGCTTCTACCGCAGCGGCCAGCACGCCCTGAGCCGTGGGCCGATCAGGGACGATTGTCGACTCGCTCATCACTCCGGTGATCTCCTCCGGCTCAACACCGGTGATCCGACGCGCAATACCGCTGGGGATCAGGTCAGCGACACCGACTATCAGCGCCCACCAGCACAGCTCTGGCTCAGTCAACTGATGCCCTTCTGGCAACTTTAACCCGCGACGGGCAGCCTCTATCACCCACTCAGCGCGGTTTTTCTCGCATAGCTCTGTAAAAATTTTCCCATTAGTCCCGCGCATAGCATTGTCGCAGGCCCAACACAGTTTAGCGCCGCCATGCTCATTCATCGCATTCGTCAGCTCTGCACTATGGTAACCATCGCGCACATCTTTCCACTGGCAGTAGTGGAATGACTCTAGATAATCTGAAAATTGCATGTACAGGCTGGCAGCGTGCCGCACGCGCTCATGAGCAAAAAAGGGGCGCCATACCTGATCGGCGGCTAACAACTGATCTGATACCAACTCACCTGCAGGGGAGCTATGAAACGCCACAGGTACATCAGATAGCATTACCCGCTGACCATCACTGAAGCGGTGTGTCAGCCTTCCTGTTTTCAGTAGCACAACACCAGCATTTCTCTGAGGAAATACGGTAAATAACATACGCATCAGCTCCCCCCTACGATGCGAATTCCTCGCGCTGTACCGTGAATCAGCTCTATCGCACCGTGGCGGCAAAGCGCCTTAATATGCTCTTCAGCAGCATTTGGCGAGCGATAGCCCATGCCATCGGCGATTTCAACGCGGGTTGGAGGGAATCCAGTTTTAACTATGAATTCTCGAATAAACACCAGAACGGCCTTCTGCTTCTCCGTCATCCCTCTCATGCCACCTCCCTCCGCTCAAACCTCCCCAGCTTCGGGTGATACCAATATTTGCTGCGCATTGCCCGTGTAGCCTCATGGATAACAACGTCAACAGCGCGAAAAAAATCTGCCTCATCGGCAACGGTCGCGTTCGTCACAATCCCACCAGGGGTCATGAACGGGATCTTCTTACTGCGGACGCCAAATGCCTTGATCAGATCGCGCGTCTTCTGCTCGGATAGCCCACTTTCGGCTGACAGGTTGCGGATAGTCTGCCAGCCTGACGGAATAGCACCGGCGGCGATGTCTTTCACCTGCTGATCAACTAGAGCAACCTGTTGCTGTACCTCCTCAACCTGACGCTCGATACGTGCGGCCTCCATAGCTACTTGCGCAATCATTTCTAATTGGCTCGTCGGCCTAGCTGACTGCTCCAGCTCTTGCCATCGCCTGATGATTGCCATCCTGTATTGAGCGCTATACCCCGCGACCAGGCAGATTGATTGAGCCTTATCCAGTAGGAGCATCGGATATGTTCTCCCCTGCCCGTCTTGGTAATCTCCCCTAATTTGGGGAGATTGGAGCTCAGCCAGCAAATTGCGGGCATCACGTAAAACATGGTCATGACGTTTACCAGTTAACTCCGCTATTTCCCTGGTAGACATCATTAGAGCGCCATTATTAGTAGGCGAAATCGGATACATCGGCACCTCCACACTGTGTGAGTTACCGCCACCCCGGCATGGTCTGGCGGCTCATTTATTTTACTGGATCTCCATACAGCTTTCAGAAAAAAATGGCGCAAAATGTTAAGTTAATTTATTGATTAACATAGGATATCAATCCTATCGCATTGATCGGCGATCACTATTACCAATAGATATTTCTTAGTATTTCACCTGAACAAAACCTCACATCTCTAGGCTCACTAACACTTCCATTATCTATATGTGAGGTGCTACACTTTCCGTTATGTCAAAAAAAACATAACGACTTGGAGATAAAAGACATGCAGTCGGTCACCCACCGGAATGGAAAGGGATTTTTCTCAGGAACAGTTATTGGGGCTGTTGGAGGATTAATTGGTTTAGGAGGTGCAGAGTTCCGTCTTCCGGTTCTCGTAAGTACATTCAAAATTCCCACATTAGAAGCAGTGGTTTTTAATAAGGCGATGAGTCTTACTGTCGTCGCTGTCGCCTTAATTTTTCGAACAAAATCCATCGCAATAGATCAGCTACTGGCGCATATTGATATTGTTATAAACCTACTCGCAGGTAGTCTTATTGGGGCTTGGTGGGCGGCAGGACGAGCGATTAAGATGTCTCGAGTCTGGTTAGATAGAATCATTCTTGTTTTGCTATTAATTTTATCCTTGATCATGTTCTCAGAGGCATGGCTACCGTTACACGATATCTCCGGGGGGCTCTTTGCTCCGGGTATTCCAACAGTTGTTGCTGGTGTTATCGCTGGTTTTTTCGTTGGGATTGTCGCAGCATTACTTGGGGTCGCTGGGGGAGAGTTGCTTATCCCTATCATCGTGATCCTCTTTGGTGCCAATATCAAACTTGCAGGCAGTTTATCTCTCATGATCAGCTTGCCAACAATGATCGTTGGGTTCTCTCGCTACGCAAACGCGGATGCTTTCCACATCCTTACTAAAGAAAAAACCTTATTCATATGGATGGCCATTGGCTCCATAATCGGTGCTGCTATAGGTGGACTATTGCTCGGCATATTCCCAGTCAATGTACTGATGACTCTTCTTGGCGCTATCCTCTTCATCTCAGCCATAAAAACATTCAAGCATACGCAGGGGAAACCAGACACAGCTCACACATCCACTTCAAAAACATAATAGCAACATAGTACTACTGAAGACCAATTATGGATAAAAACATAGAGAAATCAAATATATTACTCGTTAGACCTAGAGTTTATATTAATGACAATATCTCCCTTGGTCCCGGGAAGATCGATATCTTACGCGCAATTGATGGGTTTAACTCTCTATCCGCCGCAGCAAAAGATCTTGGTATCCCGTATAAGAGAGCATGGTTATTAGTCGATACGTTAAACAAAGGGATCGGGAAGCCAGTAGTAACAACTGCTACCGGTGGAGCCAAGGGAGGTAGTACTGTCCTCACTCCTCTTGGTCGAAAAATTCTACATTGGTATGATGAGATCGAGAATCATCTCAATGAGCAATCTCAACAGGAGTTAAAAAAACTAGAGAAAATCATATTCGAAGAGTAATCCTAGCTCCCATTTCATCAATAATTGACCAGAGAATCTCTGGTCAATCCTAACACTCCAATAGACGCGCCTATCGTACAAACCATTCAATATCATCAATTAAATAATCAGCTCGTCAAAAATCTCTCTCTATGCTGTAGTCATAATCCATACGCGGGTCACCACCAGAACACTGAATACATCGCACACGACGTGATATCTCGTTACAACGCACCACAACACCATTGATCTGATATGCATCAGCGTATATTGCCGCTTTTGCCAACTCCGTTAAGGCCCGGCGATTCAATCCACGTGCAGCAAGCTCCTCTGCACGCTTGCAATGCACGGCGGCCATTTTTGAATTCTCCCTGCTCATGCCGACCCCCTGCTTGTATTCACGCGTATCTGCTGTCTGATACTAGCCAGCGCGGCCAGTCCGATTGATTTGTAATATTCTGGATTCCCTGATAACTCTGCGGCTGTTTTTGGCCGACGGTTATCGGCAATACGGGCTACTGGAGTGGGAATGGCTTTACCTTTTGCGATATCACGCGCCCAAGTAGCTAGTTTAGATTTGATTGACTTCATCACCTCAGCATCGGTGTAGTTGTACTGCTGCATCAGGCGGCGCACATCCAACACGATCCAGTACATTACCGGATGCGGCCAGGGATATGCCTCTGGGGACGTATAGCGGCCACGTTCTGCGGCATACCGCTTGAATTCATCAAAGACATCATCAGCCGTTGGTAACCCCACCGCCGAGACCATCCCATCACGGCACCAGGAGATGAATTTGCCGCAGCTCGGCCAGAAGTCCGTCTCCTGCTGGCGCGCAATACGCATACCAGCGCGTACCTGCTCGACTGTCGTGATCCCGTTCTCGGCAAATGCCAAGATCCACTGGCGTTTAGTCGCCGCTTCGGCGGATGGGTCAGCCATCACCGTATGCCTGGCCGCTGGGAAGATCTGAACCAAGTTATCGAATAGCACATCAACCAGCTGCTGCGCGTCGGCGTTTACTACTCGGCGTTGGCTAACATCACCACTGGCCATAGTCGCCAGCGCGCCACCATCGCGATTTTTGATTACCGTGGCTAAATCTTTCATAGCGTACTCTCCCAACCTTCCGGGCTATTCCAGTGTGGTCCAGTAGACGCGCCGAACGGCGATGCACTCCCGCGATTCCAGGAGTTACCGCAACGCGACGGTCGGCCAGCATTGGCCCAGTTAGTCGCCTTCACAACGCGCTCATCGAATCTCGATGCTCTAAAAATCGTGGTTGGGCAGAGATGCTCTCGCATTTCAGGATCTGCGCCCCACATCTCGGACAGGTAGTCCATGACTAACCGGCAATCATCAACGGTGAAGCCTTCACGCAAGCGAGCCGCAATCTGCTTGGACGCAATCGTCCCTTTGCGGAATCCAAGCGGTTTGGGCTTACCAAGCTTTTCAGCCAGGGTAGCGATGTTCCGATTCAGATGGTCAATCAGGATTGACACCTGTTCAGCAATGACATCCCCCTGGGGGGTTGGGGGGGTAGATCTTTTACCATTTAGGTTCCTGATAGATTCCGTATCCCGTTTTTGGGTGTCTTTCCCTCCAAAATTGGGGGTCTTTCCCTCGCTAACACTACCGTTTTCGGGTTCCTTTCCATCTGGAACACACCCGTTTTCGGTAACGTTACCGTTTTTGGGTGCCTTTAAAGACTCCCGTTTTTGGGTGTGTTTTGAATCCTCATAGCTCTCAGACACTCCTACCAGGCGATAGACGATAACCTGCCGTGTAGCCCCACGGCGTTCTCCGGTATCCACAATCAGCCCCAGCGCAACCAGGTGTTTTAGGCTTGACTGCACTGTTTTTACATTCAACTCCGTGGCATCAGCCAAGGCAGCAATAGACGGGTACGCACACAGATCCGCACCGCACATATCAGCCAGCCAGGTTAAAACTGCCTTGGATGAGGAGCGCCCCGTCTTGATGGGTTTGGCCCACCGCATCGCATCAATGCTCACGCTAACCTCCGAAAACGGCTTTTAAAAATGGATAGAGCGGTTTCAATCGTCCACTCATAGGCGGGATCTGTTAGCTGATAGGTGACAATCTGCCTTTCTGTGCATGTCGAAACTACACGCACGATATGGCCATGGGTGCCCATGTACAGATGGCCAACCATCGGAAACTTAGCCATGCGCCCTCCCGTTCCCGTAAAACTCACACCACGCCACATCAACAGCTGCGCGACCTACTACCACACCCTGGCGAGGTTGGTGGTTGCCTGGCCGATTAGACGCCGCTACGATTTGCTCATAGCTAAAGCGGCCACCAACAATCCGGCACCGAAATTGCGTTGATGGGCGATTTTGGCTTAAAATGTTCATGCGTTTGAATCTCCACACAGGGCTTTATACGCAACCGACGCACCGGGACGGCATTCCCGGTGCGTCACCCACACGCCTGAATCATCAGCAATTGCTGCTCCATTCAAAGCCATAAACGCGAAGAAGCCATACACGTGATGACGCATCTTCTTCCAAAACAACGCCGTTAACTCCCGCTTCTCATCACTGCAAATTACACCGTCTGCGATCGCCTCGATCTTTGCTTTAGCCAATTCACCATCGGCGGCTATCTCTCGCATGGAATGCTCGTAAAGCTCCACATTGTCGATCTGCTCTAGTACGGGGATATCAACCAGCAGTTTTCCTCGGCGTGCGGCGTGGTACTCAGCCAGTAGTGACGTCCCGGATAAATCCTCCATCTGCTCTATCTCTGCCAGCGTGAAAAACCGGCTAGCACACTTCTGATCCAAGTGATTGCGGAACGCGTCATAGGTCATACCCAGCTGTATGGCCATCGCCTTCTGGCCTCCGGGATACGCCTTGCACATCTCTTTGATCGTTGTCTTGATGTCTACCATCTCTTCTTCCCCTTGGTGGGTATTTTGTTCTATCGATTGCAACTAAACTGAAATCATCACGTTCTATATCGGTCCGTTAAAGAACGGTGGTACTTAGGCGACGTTAAGTTCAGGCCAAATGCTGGCCCACTTCTCAGGGTGAAGGTGTTGGCGGGTTACAGCTCCACCGCTTTCTTTTTCAATCAGCACTGACAGCTCTGCCCCAAGGGTTTGGTTTGTGCTAATTGCCTTGCGGAGGTATCCAATCGATGTCCCGCAGCGGCTGGCGAAATTTGCCTTTTCAACCTGAGATAGCGTGTTCAAGTAAATTCGAAGTTCGTTCATGTCTATCTCCCGTTTTGATGATCTTAGTTTACCCATGGGTAAACAATGCGTCAATACCTGCAGGTTATTTACCTTGCGGTATTTGAGGGTAGACTTTAAGCATGGATAAATACGAAATAAGAAGACTCCAGCTGATCAAGCTGAGAGATGAAATGTGCTCTGGAAAGGCTGTTGATTTGGCTAGAAGAATCAGCAGGGAGCCATCGTATGTTTCAAGAATGCTTTATCCTGAGGGGAAAAAGCAGAAGAAGCGCATAGCTGATGACATGGTCGAGGTTATCGAATCAGCTTTCGGACTCCCTCGCGGTTGGATGGATGGGATTTCAGGAGGCATGGCTGATGAAAGCCATTCATCATCAGTGAATAAATATCCGTTATTCACCACCGTTCAGGCTGGTGCATTCACCACCACACCAGAATCCTACACAGAGAAAGATGCCAAGGCATGGATCGAGACATCCAAGAAAGCTGGTCGCCGCGCGTTCTGGCTTGAGGTGGAAGGCGCATCTATGACGGCTCCGGCAGGAAATCGCCCCAGCTTCCCCGAAGGAATGCTGATTTTGGTTGATCCTGACCAGGATGTTGAGGTGAACGACTTCTGCATCGCTCGCATAAACGGCAACGAATTTACCTTTAAGAAGCTGATCCGCGATGGCGGAGTCAACTACTTGCAGCCACTAAACCCACAGTTCCCGCTTCTAACATGCGGTGATGGGTGCGCGTTCGTCGGTAAGGTGATTATGTCGCAGTGGCCGGAAGAGATGTTTGGGTGATATGCAAATGATTAAAGAGCGTATTTCTTATGTTATCCCGATAGATGGAATCAATTCAGGAACCCCTGTACTCATCTATGAGATGGCAAAAGACTCCTGTGAAACAGACCTATCATTCGGTGTTTTTTTTATCGGACTTAAAGCAGCAAAAAAATACTCAGTTGGAATCGAAGTATTCAATGAGAATGAGACGCCAATTCCAATTGATACAAAGAAATTTTCCAACCACATGTTTTTCACAGTTACAGCGGCCGATGATGGAGAGACTGTTGTATCGGCATCCACAAAAGTAACATTTCCTAATGTTGAAATTATTAACCCAGGAATATTTGAAGTTAGAGCATCGCTTGTTAACCCTGATACCAAAGAAGTTCTTGATGTGAAAAGCTCTTTTTTCGATGTGAGGCGCATTGGAGTAATCCGCAATGAGTTCCGATAATACCGTCACTCAGCTATACCCAAACCAAGACATCTCCCGCCCAATTGGACACCAATTATCCGATGATGCATACTCAGCACATGGTGATGGAAATGGCGGAGGTGGAGGTGGAGAGATGCTACAAAGAGTCAAAGAGTTAGAGGTTAAAGTCGCTTCGCTGGTCACTGATGTGGCAATCATTAAGGACAAGCTAGCCTCAAAAGAGGACATTCAATCCGTAAAAACAGAGCTTCACAAGGAGCTGAATGGTCAGACATGGAAAATTATCATAGCCCTTGTCATTACTGTACTTATAGCCGTCTTTTCTAAATACTATATAAAGTAAGCCCGGCCGCCGAGTCGGGTTTTCTTTACCCACAGATCACCATACTGACAGCACTAGCCCACCAATATAACGAATTGATTAATATAGCATCACGTTACTTACACGACCTTTTTCCCGCCCAAAACAGCCCATCCGATCACCACACCCTCGACATACGCAGCACCCACCAACCGGCCATACGCCTGTTTTTTGTGACCAAAATCCCACTACCTAACCGCAGTAGCATCTCTCCTAAAAATAAAAATCATTTGATATCAATCAAATAAAAAACAACACACAAAAAGTTTACCTTTGGGTATTGCTAAAAATATTACCCATGGGTATATTTACCTCATCGAGACGGAACGCAGCCACTCGATGACCGCTTAGACTCACAGCCTGATATCAGCAGATGTGACGAGTGCGAGGGGTGAAACGCATGTGGAAGCATGGGTGTGACCAGTCTGATAGCCATCCATATAGGCATTTGTGAGTGTCTATATGGATGACAAGTAGCACTACCTACAACGAGGTGAGGATGAGGGAGCGTTATGGTTCATTTACAGAGCTTTACTACCAACAAAGGCCCACTTAAAGATGAAATGGGCCTTTCTAATCTAAGAAATACTTTGTATTAATAAATTATTGATACAATTCTAACCAGTTATGTTTGAATCATCTTCGTCATTAAAGATTAATAAATCACCAGGTTGGCAATTTAAGTATCTGCATATCGCTTCTAATGTTGAGAAACGAATCCCCTTAACTTTTCCTTGTCTTAGTATTGATATGTTCTGCTCTGTGATACCTATTGCAGAGGCAAGGTCTTTTGATTTAATTTTGCGCTCAGCTAACAAGACATCTAATCTAACAATAATAGACATGATGTGATAGCCTCATATTATTTGTTGGTTTTCAGCATTAATAATGCTGGCTTTTTTTAATATCTCAGATATTAATATGACGCAGAATGCGAAAAAAACAGCGGCAATATATTGAAAATCAATACTGACAAAAATAACTCTATTCCCAATAGGTTCTTGAAATGTCAACCAATAACTAAGCAAAGGTTCGCACAATATATTTAATAGAATCCAAATAATTATTGATTTACCAACAGAGCCTAATAACCTTGCCGCGCTAGTGGAAAAATAATCCCCTTTAGAATAAGTATGGAATAGAACTCGTAACTGATATAGCCCATAAGATAATGAGACTAATGGAATGCCTGATAGGATAATTCCGCCAGTGATTTTCCACCACGGTAGCATTTCAAAATTAGTTAAGCCCATCATCTGTGCTGTAAGGCCATATCCACCACTATCTGACAACAGTGAAGGAAATATCCAAAATAGGCTATTGAATCCTAACATAAAAATGATAATGAAAAGAGATGCTGTAGACATGTGTTGACTAATCCTAGAAAGCTTCTGTGGTGACATACTGACCTCATACAAGTTCTGCTAACGGAGAAATTAATGTAAAACATTAATAAAATAATATCAATCATTAATTTTACAAGGCGCAAAGGTTTACATTTGTATGCTTTTTATGCATTTAGGTGACTGCTCCAAACAGATAACAAAAACGACTCCCTCCCCCCCAAGCCGGAGATCTGTACCTGCCACCGCAGCACACACAGAGAAGGGTTCTCGCTAACCTTGAAACTTAAGTATGAAGTGAGTTATTCGGTCTATCCGGCTAGAGCCCTTCTCTGTGTGAACCCCCAATATGCCAAGAGTTTCTCGACGCCTTGCCTGCTTGATATTAACGACAAAACATAGGTAAATAATATGACAATCGAATTAAATATTAACGCAAACATTATTGCACACAAATTCGCAGAAGTTACATGCAATGATAATCCTTGTGGGTTTATCGTTAAAATAAAAGACAATCTCTATCATGCAATAAATCATGAGGGAGAAAGCCAAGGAACACACAAAAGTTTTCGCGAAGCATCAGAAAACCTAGCAAAACACCATGTAATACATCATTGTGATGATGGTGTTAACACATGCAATGATAATAAACATGAAATCAAGGATGAAGATGAATTCGATGTTTTCATTGAGAGGCTAAGCCAAAAATTAGCCAATCACATCATAAATAACGTGAAAAATAAACAGCATTCTATCCATTAGTAATTTACTATATACCCAATGTGGTGAATGCGGCTATGCGCGCGCGGCGTCAGTCAAGCGTTCTCCCCGATGGGCGTCACGTCGTCAATAGTAGTTGACTGGCTATTGGCACCGGGAAGCACCCGGCACCACATCCATCCAGATGGGTATTGCGAGTATCTATATGGATGATAAACGGAGGATTTATGAGTAATGATGAATTGAAGCACGTTATTGCACTTCTTTTGGAAGATGCCAAGCGCCTGCAACGCATTGAACCAAATGCAGGAACAGAATCTCGCATTCTATTAGCACAGCAAATCCTTGGGAAAGGCAATGAGTATAATCCAGCCAAAGAAAGGGAACGACTGCTGCTTGATGCTGGCCTCATTTCAATGGCTGAATTTACATCTAAATATGGCAGCATTTAATATTGACGAAGCAATGAATTAATGTAGTTATGTAATATCGCCACATCGACAGAATCTGCACCATCACTCCCCATCATAGCGTTAACTTTATTACTTATTTTTGACTCTAATATTGCGTGTTGTTCAGGTGAAAGTATCTGCACTAATTCCTTAAGAACTAAATAACATGCACCAAGTTTTAATTCAGTTTCTTTTTGCATTTTACCCTCCATTGGGTGAGGTTTAATGGAGAATCTCCATGTGGTGATGGAGTTCGTGCGCCGGACACGGGTAAGAATCCGGCTTAAATAAAATACTACCTCCGCTTATACATGGAGACAATAAGTAATAAAGATGTGTGGAGATAGCGCCGAGCCGGCGGCACCGTAGGGAAACCGAGCGCGGATATCCGGCATGAACTGCCATTGCATGGTTTGGCGACCTATGAAGCCTGAACACCAGGGCTACTCAGGTCGCCGCCCTTTTTACAGCTGCATGAGTAGTTGGCCTTCGTAGGGCGTTGGCTGAGTGCTCATCCTGCTGTACTACGGGAAACCCACGGCCAGCTGGCCGGTGCCCTTATAACAGTGGATCGATGAATTAGACAGTGTTTTCCCATATCACATGGAAGGCAATAAATGCCCTGGCTGTCGAGATGAGGACTAACAACAATCAAGCCGATAAAAAGCGATGAGGTGAATCGTGGCTAACTCATTCAAGCAAATGTGCAAAAAAGGCGGGCCGATTTCCCGCCGTGACAGCGGGATGTTCATCAGTCTAGATGATATCCACATACAGGATGGATTTAACAAACGTATTGATGATGAGCGAACACGGCAAGCGGATGAGGAGCTATTTCAGTTCCTGTTCTCCGGTGGAACGGTACCGCCACTTGAAGTCCGCCCACGCGATGAAGGCGGTGTCTGGGTCGTCGAGGGGCACCGCCGTATTCGAGCATATCGCCGAGTAAGAGAGGCTGGCAAACCCATCAAACTGATCGCCATTGTCCCCTTCACGGGTAGTGATGTAGAACGCGTGGCACGCATCATGACCAGCAACAACCAATTGCCGCTAACACAGTTTGAGCAAAGCCTCGTTGTGAAGGAGCTGGCCGCGTTCAATCTGACACCAGATGAGATCGCCAAGCTAATCCACAAAAGCCGCGCCACCGTAGACAAGTTGCTAATCCTCAGTACATCGAATAATGACGTACAACAATTGGTGAAGTCCGGCGAAGTTGCTATGGATGTGGCTGTCGATCGCGTCAAGGAGCACGGGGAAAGCGCTGGTGATGTACTGCAAGAAGATGTAAAGCGGGCCAAAGCTCAAGGCAAGAAGAAAGTTACTCGTAGTGTCACAGGCGGATTGTTTAGCGCGGCAAAATCACGTCGACTGGTTGAGCTTCTCAGCGATGCTGAAATGGGTGAGGACGGGCGAACGCTACTCATACGCGATGGTATCGGCGACGAGGTGATGAAAATCATCAACGAATACATGCAAAAATCATGATTCAACTCTTAACCAAACAATATTTTCAAATAGATATTGTAGGTTAAAAGAAACATTATGGAGTTTGTATGCAAAAATTATTAAAATTAAAAGAGTGGAATGAACAACAACCCGTGAAGCGATGCTATGGTTATATATTAAAAGCAATAAAGCGCGGTGACATATTCCCTCCTCCGATAAAATTTGGTAAAGAGTGGTGCTTTGAGGAGAAAGCAACATATCGCATGTTGACAAAGAGAACAAGTTTAATGGAGAGAATTAATGGGGAGACGAAGAGACAAAGGCAATAGCGACCTTCCCCCTTATTTATATGTGAGAGGTGGTTATTACTCATTTAGACACCCTCACACAAAAAAAGAATATGGCCTTGGTCGCAACCGCGCATTAGCAATTAGTGAAGCAATTCAAGCTAATATAGAATTATTAGGAAGCGGGAAGCCGTTAAGCGTTAGAATCTCTGAAGCATTAACGCTTAGTTCGTGGTGTGAAGAGTACATGAAAATAGCAAAACAACGAGGTCTAAAACAAAAAACCATCCATATAAAAAAAGGTTTACATAAAATAATTTGCTCAAACATGGGGGAAATGCCGCTCACCGCCATAACCACAAAAAACATTGCTGACATATTAAATGAATATGTAAACAAGCAGAAATCTGCAACAGCAAAAATGATTCGCGCAGAGTTAAATGATATATTTAAGGAGGCAATCGCAGCTGGATATCTAACATTAAATCCAGTGACAAACACCAGAACACCAAAGTGCAAAGTGCATCGCTCGCGCTTGTCAATAGGCGACTATATGAAAATTTTAGCAAAAGCAGATGAAATTACTCCCACATGGTTTTCTGCAATGCTACGAGTTGCCCTTATAACCGGGCAACGACAGGGCGATTTATGCACGGTTTCTTGGGAAGATGTTACTAAAACCCATATCCGTTTCACGCAAGAAAAAACAGGGGCAAAAATCGCTATTCCTCTATCTCTAACAATGGTAGGGATGCAACTCGCAGATGCGCTCCCCCCACATGGGAAAGGAAGTATTTTCGTTTCATCAACAAAATCGGCCCCTTCTCCAAGAACCGTTCGATACCAGTTCCAAAGAGCTAGGGATGCGGCAAACATAGAGTGGGGAGATAAAACACCACCATCGTTTCATGAGATACGTAGCCTATCAGCCAGACTCTACGCCAAAGAGCGCGGAGCAGACTTTGCCAAGCGGCTTCTTGGACACAAATCCATGTCAACCACCGACAAATACCGCGAGCTAAGGGGAGAGTGGGATGAAATTGATTTAGAGTGA